AAAGCTAGGTTTGTTTGTCTTTGCGGTTCTATCATAAGGTAATTTTAAATGATCAAATACTTTTGCAATAGAAGCTGCAGCCCATATCTCTACATCTACATTTGTTAATTTCTTTATATTATGTAATATAGATTTTTCTCTAGCTACTAGTTTTGCTTTTATATTGTGTGCTTTCTCTATATCTACACGCACACCTTTAAATCTCATATCAACAAGACAAGGAAACAATTTAGTTTCTAATTTAAATATATCTGTAAGTTCTTGTGCAAACAATTCTGTTTGTAATCTTTGCCATAATTTATATGTAGCTTCAGCATCTTGCTCTGCATACTGTCCAACATACATAGATGGTAGTTTCCACAAATCTTTTTTAGGATCTACTTGCCACGCTTTTGCTGCGGCTTGTAAAACTTTTTCATCTTTACCCTTACCAACATATTGTTTTGCTAGTGAGTCTAATCTGTATGACAATCTGTTTTCATTTATTAATGATGCAGCTATCATTGTATCTACAATCTTGCCTTCAATATGCATACCGCATGATCTTAACCAACACACATCATACATTGCATTGTGAAAGATAAATGTTTTGTTTTCATCTTTGAATAAATCTCTAAGCCAACTGAATACTAGTGTCGTATCCATGTTACCACCATTCTCATGACCTATTGGAAAATATCCTGACCAACCTTCCACGGCCAGCGCTACACCAGCAATGTGTCCGTTACCAACCACGCTCCCCGATCCACTTACAGTTAAGTTTGGATCACACGTTTCAAGGTCAACGGCTATCTCTGTGTAGTGAGTTAAGTCTTTTAGTTCGTCCGGCATTACCCATTCGGTTTCCGGTGAAAATAATGGTGGTTGTGTAGTTCTCATTTGTTACTCTTCTTCCAGTTAGTGTAACCTTTTTTCCAATCTTCTCCCTCACCATCAAATTTACACTCACCGGCTATCGCCATGTATGCTGCTGCATCAATGTATGTATCTTCAGTTGGATTACCAAACTTTGTTCTTGCAACTTTTAATAAAGCTAACATTACAGCTGCGTCGTGTGCCGTAAGTTCTTTATCAATATATGCTGACCAAAGTTTTGCTATGTTACCGTGATTAACTACTTTATCTCCATACGTTTTTGCTCTTGGTCCAGAGATAAGTTCTTTTGCTGTTTGTAATGCTTCTTCTGTTTTCATAATATATAGGCCTTGTTAAAGTCTTTTGGATCTACGATGTGTAACTCTTTCTTTGTTCTTGTTGTTCCAGTATAAAACAATCGATGTAGTTCATCGGGATCATTCTGAAATGTTTCAAGTGCTGAATTAGTTAAGTCCTGTAGAATAAGAACTTTATTGGCCTCTCCTCCTTTTGCTCCGTGTATTGTTGACATTATTATTCGAGGATTAACATTTATCTTCTCTCCATTAGCCCTCATATTCCTTATATAGTTTTCTGTGAAAGTATCAAGTCCTTCAAACGAATCGTACCAGACCTTGTCTGTCAGCAAACCATATTTTTCTTTACATTCTTTCAGTGTGTATTTTTCTTCTGAATGAAATAACTTACCCTCTCTAAATCCATCTGCCACATTTGTGCCTAAATATCCGTAGATGTTTTTTATTTCTATATGTGTGAGTTCAGAACCTTTTCTCCATTGTTCCCAGTTCTGTAATGCTAGTAGTAATTTTACGTCTATTGAGTTTCTGTTCTTGTATTTGTAATACCAACCTCTTAATTCACAAAGCTCTTGTACATCTTCCAAAAGATAATTTGCTGTAGCCAAAGCTAGCCATTGTCCTTCAGACATATCAACCTGTGTAAGATCTGAGTATCTTCTTAATATACCTTGCTCTGACCTAGGTTTGTATTTCTTATCAAACCTATTACCAACTTTCTTTATTATATTTTGTGATAGTTCATGTATAGGTCCACCTGGTATTCTAAAAGACTCATCTAATATTTTGATTGTATCTACTTCTTTCTTCAAAGATATAAAATGATCTACATCTGCACCAGCCCACTTAAATATAGCCTGGTCATCATCACCTGCTATGTATGTTTTATCTGTCTCACTCCACATCTGTCTTACCATGTCCCATTGTAGAGAAGACAAGTCTTGTGCTTCATCTATAAATAATACTTCAAAGCTTGTTTTGATATCTTTTGTTATGTAATCCAATATAAGATCTGTAAAATCTTTTTTCTTTTTCTCTTCTTTAAATCTTTTTAGTTCTTCAGATAATAAATATAGTGTGTTTCTTTCTATATCTAACATGTTTTGTCTAGAGTCATAGTATTTCAATAGATCCATTTGTTTTACTCTAGCTGTTTCTATTATTGTTAAGTATTCATTATCACAGTTGAATGTGCCATCTTCATTAGAATACTTTGCTGTTTTGATAGGTATATTACACTTCTTACCAAACTCTTTATAATCTGCAGGTGACATCATCTTCTCTCTTGTCATACCTAGTTTTTGAAATGCAAAAGAGTGTAGTGTTCTAAAATTTTCTAGATCTGTATCTTTATCTAGTTCAAATTTTTTTGCAGCTCTCTCTGCTGCTTCGTTCGCAGCTTTTCTTGTAAAAGAGAAGTAGCCTATTTGCCTAGGCCGCACTCCTTTTTGTATAAACTCGTCTACCAAATTTAACAGTGTTGTTGTCTTTCCTGTTCCTGGTGGACCTAATATTATTGTTTTCATATTTTTTTATTTTTCTCTCCAATCTTTTTATCTTTGCTTCTGCCATATCTAATTTTTCTTTTAGTAAGCTCCATCTATACTTCCAATTAATTCCAAGCATTAAAAATGTTCCTCCTCATATTTTACTTGTGTCGTGCTTGCTTCTATTTGTTTAAGTGCTTTTATTTTTATAAGCCTTGGTTGTTGCTTCTTGACTCTAACTCTAGACTCTTCAACAAATACATCTAATTGTTTTATTAGATTACCTGTTTTAGTTTTATCTAGTTCCCAGTTATTACGCTTACAAAAATTATAAAAATCATCCATTCTAAAATATGTAAATTCTCTATCAGCATCTGTGTATGGTAGTTTATTAAATACATCATCCCAAGTTCTTGCTGATTGTCTATTTGTTGTCCAGTCTTGTAATAAATCTAATATTACATTTGTTGAATCTAAAGATTCTAATGGTTCTATTTCTTGTACGTTTTGTAGTAGTGGTTTTAAATAATATTGTTTCCAATCTTTTGCTTTTGGTACAGGCACAACTAAGTTTGCTTGATCTAAACATGCTAGTGCAAACAAAGGTGAGCTGTATAATTGTTCTGATTTTAATTCTATTCTATTTTCGTTTACATCTAAAAACCATTGTGGTGGTTTAGATGTGTATTTTGTAAGATTACCCAACAAAGGCATTTCCTCTTCACCAAAACCTACACCAAATCTTTTTGTTCTACAAAGACCTGATTGACATACTGCATTGATGGGTGCATCTTTGCATCTATATTTGTCGTAGCCTTTTCTGTTTACTGATTTAATTAGTAATTGTACTTCAGCATTACTCAAAGGTGGGTCCATGTGTTCTGCATTTGCTTTAACAATTTCATCTTCCCAACTATCCGGCTTGGCTTGTTTGTAATATACTGCAATATTAAACAAGGCATTGTTTCTTGATCCTTGTCCAAATCCAGTTGCTGCTAGTTTATTTAAACAAGGTGGACCAGCAGTAAATGCCTCTTCTATTTCTTTTTCTCTAATTTTAATTTGTTTAATTCTGTCTTGTCCGCAAGAATATAGATCATATAACTTATAAAATTCCTCAAGTGAACAAGCATTACCGTCATCACTAATCGCATATCTTAATCCTTTTGTTTCATTGTAGTAGGGTAAGTTTAAGAAATTACCTGTATCCCCACGCTCCACAAGTATTTCTGTTTGTTTTGGAAATATCTCACAACCTTCATATCCTAAAGCTTTTGAAATTTTTTTGAGAGTGCTTTGCATAAGAGAAGCAGACACATATTCTTTTGCAAACAAGAATACATGTGCTCCTCCAGACTTTGATCTACATACTATTAGAGGTAAATCTAATTTACGAATATTAGATATAAGAGATTTATGATCAAGATTATACTCATCAATATCAATGCAACCCCACTTACAATCATTCTTCTCCGTAATTGGGATAATTCCGAGCGCAGCTCCAACACCTTTGATGTGGTTCTCAAATAATTCTCTCGTAACTTGCTGACGTACAATGAACGCCTTTCCTTTTTGTTTTCCGTTATCATCTTTATCACCTTTCTGATATTGACCATATGCTATAGTCAATCCTTCAAATATATTTTTAAACTTATCAATCATTTCTATTTCTTTTTGTGGGGCAGCTCCAGTCTCCCATTGCTGCCCCGTTTTCCCTAGGGGGAAAATTAATACGGAACTTTATCTTCCGTAATCTCTTCTTTACCATGCTTTGTTTTAATAGCACCTTTTTTAATACTATCTGCAAAGCTTTTTGCTTGCTCGTACAGGGCCTTATCTTGTATAGGACCTATTTTGGACACAGACCAACCAAACCAACTACCTTTGTCGTTAGACTGGGGCACTGTTTTTAAGTTGTATAAGTGTGAACACATTGGAGGTGTGAACATTCCATTCTTACCTTGTAATTTAATACCACTCATAATAGAGTTCCAATTTTTACTCACCTTTAACTGTGTCGATTTCATTGTGATCAGAGCTGTTTCTGCCCCATTGTCTTTAGACACTATCACAAAATACGATGCAGTGTTTTCAAGATAGTTTCCATTCTTCAATCTATCTTTATTGATTGAATCACGAGTTGCCTCGTTAATGATGCCACTACCAGCAGTATGTATTGCTACAGGTGCACCAGAACCCTCTCCTCTATCTTGCCATTCAATGTACTCTCTCTTGTAATAACAAGGAATTACATTGATTCCCTTTGCGCCATCATAAACTTCATGAGTCACAGTATTATAGATCATACC